ATTGTAGTTTATGGAATATTAATTTGACATTTTTAAATGTTAATACAAAATTGTGTCAAATGTACAAGCAGGATTGTCAATTGCAATTGTGAAAATACAATCCGCAGCAACAATTTGTATTGCGAAACCACAACCATATCTACACTCAATTATTTCAAATTTTTCACACCCATTTGAATCCGTTATTGTTAACATGATTGCAGGTGCGTAATTAAATATTGTTGGTAAATAATAATATTGTGTTGGTGGTACCGCACTTCCTATGGTACCAATAAAAGTTGTGTTATTTCCATAAACGTCTGAAACATAAACATCATATGGTGACGCTCCAGTTATCGAATCAATCTGTATTCTTGCCATTACGATTCACAATTAATGTCATATTGAATTATCAAATCAATAACCACTTGTTGATTTGCGAGGTCACCCTCAGTTTGAATTGTTATAACACTTGATGTTGTATCAACAGAAACTGCAGATACTCCAGGTACTGTTAATAATAAGGCTTCAACCGTATCATACCAATTTTGGTCTGTCGGAATATCTAATAAGGTCGTTCCTGTATAAAACGATTGTTGATATGTTATACCACTCACAACAACTTCAGCAACATAAGTTGCAGCACTTAATTGACAATTTGTGTTTCCTATTGTTAAATCATTATACCCTTCATTTAACATTTGAAGAATTCCACGTTGTGTTCCTGATGTAAAAATAAATTCAGTTTCACACATCGTATAAATTTGATATGTTGATTGAATCGCGTTACAACTAATTGTTGTGTATCTTGTTTGGACACAATTGTTACTATCAGTGATGGTCAAAGAGTAAGTGCCCCCTGTAAGACCCGAAACATATATGTTTTGTGGATTTAATGACACATTATCCGACCACAAGAATGTAAACGGTGGTTCACCTGATGTAATTAAGGCTGTTATTGTTCCCGTGTCACCTGTTCCACAAGTTGTAGGATATAATGAAAAATTAATATTAGATGAAATAGGAATTGTAACATTTCCTGTTTGTGTACAACCATTTGAATCTGTTACAGTATATCCATAAGTTCCTGATGTCAATGAATTAAACGTGACATTTAATGATGAAGAATTAATTGATGAACCATCACTTAATTGATATAGATATGGAGCAGTTCCACCTGAAGATAATAATAAATTAATCTCTCCATCATTATTACTACAAGTTCCACCAGTGTATGATGTTGTTACTGTGTATAAATTTTCAGCTATTATTGACACTCCTTGAGAATACGAACATCCAGTACCGTCTTGAATAAATACTGTGTAGTCCCCACTTGATAAATTAATAAATGTTTGAACCTCAGAATTAGATGCAATACTAATTGTGTTTGAATCAGGTTTTACTAACGTATATGTATAAGGAACTGAACCACCGACTAATGAAATTGATATTTTTCCATCTGTACTACTACAAGTGGAATTGGTTGTATTAATTTGTACATCATAAAAAGAATTTGGTGTCTGTATTACAGTATCAAATTGGATTTTACAAAGTGCCGCATCTGTAACCAACACACTAAACACACCAGCGGATAATCCACTGAATAAATAATCTTGTGCGTATGTTACGGCAAAGGTTCCATTTGAACCTGAATAGAAATACGGACCCGTTCCCCCTGTGATTGTCAGTAATAGCGCTCCGTTTGATGTAAAACAACTTGGTGTTTGTGCACTCCATGAACCTAATCCAACTGAAGGTACATAATCAACAGATGCCGACTTTGTTTGAACACATCCATCACCTGAAGTTACTGTGCAAGTGTAAATTCCTTTAGTTAAACCAGTAATTGATGTTCCTGTTGTTCCGTCACTCCACAAATATGTAAATGGAGAGTTACCTGTAACACCTGTCACATAAAGTTTTCCTGTTGGGCTAGCACATTGTGTATCATTTACAATATAGAATCCAAAATCTAAAGTATTTGATGAGTAAACAATACAAGTATCAGTAGTTGCTGTACAACCCCCACCATTAACCGCTGTAACTGAATAAGTTCCTGCCGATAATGAATCAAAAATTGCCAATCCATTATTGGTACTTTGTGTTGAAATTAAATTACCATTATTATAAATGTAATACGTGATATTCAAATCAGTTGTATCCGCAGAAACGGTCATACTACCGTTATCTAAACCACAAGTTGTGTTTGTTATATTAATAAAATCAACACCAAAAGAATTTGTGATGATTGCCGTAATATAAAATTGGTTATTAATTGGTGCTGTTGAATCGTTGGCTCTAATATAATAAACACCTGCTGATAAGTTATCTTTATAAGCACCTAACCCCAAGTTAGGACTATACCAATCAAAAGTGTATGGTGTTGTTCCACCTGACGCTGTGATTTCAATGGCACCCAAGGTAGATACACAAGTACCCGTAATGTTTAATGTATATGCAAAAGCGTTTCCATTATAAACACCACTTAATGTTGGTGTTGGAGTTGGGTAATTTGATGGAGTAACACTTGGTGTTATAGTTACTGTTGGCGTTACAGTTGGCGTTACTGTTGGTGTTGTAGTTACCGTTGGTGTTGGAGTTGGGGTAACATTTAGTAACTGACATGAAGGACAATCAGCATACCCAAACAGATTTACTGTTGAAACGGTGTCTACTGGTGATGAACCTACAACACCAATACATTGATAACATCCACTTGGTAATGAACCTGTAAAAGTAAATGAGTAAATAATACCATTTGCTAATACTGGACCCGCATAAGTAACTTCATAGGGAGTTGATGTATCACAAGATATTATTGTTATTACTGGAAATGCCATTGTTATTTCTAAATATTAAATTTTAATTTATTGGCAAGTAATGTCTATATTAACACCAACGTTTATTTGTAAGGTACTTACATTTGTAGTACCAACACAAGTTAAATTATATACGGTTACAGTATTTCCATTTACGTAGAAATAATACCCATCATTAATTAATTGTGATAAATTAAATAACAATGCGGCTTTCCATTGATTATTGGTTGGAACTTGAGATGTTCCATATCCTTCAAAGAATTTACTTTGGATTAATTGGGTACCATCAATTCTAACATCAACATACCATTGTGAATATAATGTGTTTGTTAAACAGTCAGATAATTGATAACCTTGGGAATTTAAGTAATTGTACAATACACTATATAATACTTGTGAGAATGAACTAACATCCGATATTTGATTTCCAATCCAAGGATAGATAGCGCAAGTTGCAGTCTCTGAAGTACAATCATAACTAAACAATTGTCCTTGAGCCAAACATGGGTCATTAGTCACAGGAACCAATTGACAACCACTCTGTCTTCTCCACACAAATTTTTGTCTTTGAAGTGGTGAGTTTTCCAATCTAGTTCCAGTATTCCAAATTGTGGATGCCGCAACCATTTGTTGGGTTAAACGAATCCAATATGGACCCAAACCATCAACATACTCAATAAGTTTTTGATAAGTAAAATTATCATTTGGTATTCCAACATTTTGTTCTGATAACAAATAGTTGTAGTAGATATTCAACAAATCAGGATATCCACTTGTTTTACCATCAGTAGAATACCATCTTGTTCTGGCGTTGATTGTTTGTTGTACAAACGTTTGAGCAAATTCAAAGAAAGTCTTTTTGTTTGGTTGTGGATTAATAAACGTCCAATCATAACTTCCATAGCTTGGATACGTTGGTGTCATACCAGTATTTGGTATTGGGTAGTTATAATTTTTGGACATGGACCAAACATTATATAATATACCTTGACTAGGGTTTAAGAATAAATCAACATTCTTGGCGTTTAATACCAAATTATCAGATGGTGCCACATAATAAGCATTATACCCTGATTGGGTACTCACTCTGAATACAGGTGGTTGCCAACTCTTCTTATTATCAGGTACCAATTTCAAGTTGAATCCCAAATTCATGTATGGGAAATTTCTGAATCTATCAAAATATTCTTGACCATAACTAAATGGTTGTAAAGTTGTTTGAACATTTGGACTATTACCTGTGAAGACTGATGATGTTTGATTCACAACTTCAGGACTTCTGTGTTGTGGTGTAGATTCAAACCAACCCGCACCTTTTTCAAAGAAATAATTTTCAGTATTGACAGGTGCTTGTGGATAACCAAATTCATCAACAGGATAAGCATCTCTTGTTTCAGTAACCAAATAAGTTTGGGTATTTGAAGTAAACGCACTATATTGTGTTCCGTAAATTGAGAATGTAACTCCCGAATTATATGTTGTAATATCTTCAACATATGTTCCACCAGTAATTTGAGCGAATTGTGTATTAAATTCTCTCATATTAATTCTTTGGTCAGCAACATAAACATGTTCGTTAAACTCAACCAAAGCATCCGGAGCTCCAACTAATCTTAAGGTAAATTCAATTGAACGTCTTGTTCCTTTTGATTTGAACAAGTAGGCGGAATTAAGAATTAAATTTCTATAAAACTGATAGTTTAATTCTGATGGTGTCAACTCTCTAGAAAAACCTGCGTATTGTGTAACACCAGTTGCACCATAAACAGAATTTAAGAAATCTTCATTTGTGATTGGTGAAATATTCGGAGCCCATCCTAATGTTTCAGCCAAGTTTTTCAACAACATTGAAGGTATATCATTACCTGGAGTGTAATTTACAGAGTTCATGTATGCCAACGCATCTATGAATATTTTAATTTGGTCAAAACTTCTACCGTAAATTTGTAACACTTTAGCAACTTTGTGGTCAGGTGTATCAAACTCCAATAAAGATTCAGTCACCATGAATCTGGCGATTAGGTTTGTTTTGTACGCATCAAAATCAACACCAATAATATTTAATTGTTCAAGATAAGTTGTGAAACCAGGTGTTCTAATATCCAAGTTCCATAAACCATCTTTTGGCCAAGTTACAGTTGCCGTTTGTAATTCAACAGGACCACCATCAGTTTGAATAGGAACATTAAATGTTGCCGTATATGGTGGTTGAGCCAACCTATTTAATAAGAATTTTTCAACCTCATCAAAATTTTCAGAAAATGCTTTTTCAACATAATAATCATTTGGTCTAATCACTAATGACTTGTCAGTTGTACTTACACCACTAAATGGATTACCAATAACAATTACTTTAATAATACCAGTATACAAACTATTTGATGGTGTTAAATCAATAATTTGATATGGAATATCATCAACAACTAATGAATAGTTTCTATACGTGTTTGTTAAATCTCTTAATGGTGAAAACTCTTGTTCTCTATTTTGTAAATTAACTTTTGAATTTACTGAATAATCTAATGAGAATGGGTTTTTAATTCTCGCAACATCAATCGTAAGTTCAGTTTCATTTGAAACTGAATTGTATGTTATACCTGTCGCAGTATTACCACTTGTAAAATCATAATAAAATAGGTCAATTTCAATACCCGCAGGGAAAAAGTTAATTATTCTTTGAACAGATACTTCGAATCTTTTTTGTAAGGAACCAAATATTGTAAATGTTGTAACGTTTGATAAATCAAAGTTAGGATAAACTCGATATTCTTTAGCAATTAACTCTCTTGATTGATTAATTGAATCTAAATTCAAATTTTCCAATGAAACTGGTAATTGGAATACCCCAATATTAAAGTTTCTATTGTTCTTTTCACTGATACCATAACTCCATTCAAAATTACCTTGTGTAAGTCCACCACCCTGCACAGTCTGATTACCCACCAAATTATCAAATGGTGTTTGTGCTCCTGACGCGCCAATAGGGATGTACTTCTTAGTCATTATTGTCCTGTGATATTAGTGTAACTCTTGCTGAAATCAATGTTTTGATTTCTATTTTCCTTAACCTCATAAAGAAGATTATTAAAGTCATCTTTAATTTCATAAAGGTTAAATTGTGAGTAGATATTATTTTGAGTATCGTAAATTGTGTAGATACCATCTTCCATTGATTTAGTTTGGTTACCATAAAGCGCAATACCTAATGTATCGATATCATATTGAGATACTTGAACCTCTAATGTCAAAGGATTAAAATAAGTGTTTGATAAAATAATACTTTGAGCTGGTTGTCCAATAAACGGTGTTGCGTTTGGTTTGTTTGTTGGTGATGAACTTGGTGATAAAGTACAAAATACTAAATTAGTCTGACCTTCAGTATATCTATATCTAACAGCCTTTTGTTGTGTATTTGTTAAATTCTGTACAACAGGTTCACAATAAAAGTTTGATGTAACAATTCTAAAGAAATTAGGTATTTTACTGCCATCAGCATTTAAGTATTCAACTCTATATCCAACAAGTCCTTGTGCAATAAACTTATTAACAAATTGATTAGGTACGTTTGATAAATCAATTACAATACCTTTTACGTTTGGAAGTGCCGATAAAACACCACAATCTGTAATTGATGTTCTGATTTCAGCTGGTCTAATATACAATGTGTATATACCAAGTTGAGTAAATGTTTCGGCTGGTAATCTTAGATTATATAATCCACCAAGTATTTCATTTGTATTACCACCTGTAGCAGCATTGTTGAAATAAGGTCTTAAAATAGATGTCGCATCCAATTGTGTTAGGACGAAATTATCCGTTACATCTCTTGAAGGAGTGTAGTTCATGATGATTTGCACATCTTCGGGTGATACATCAGCCGGTCTTATGGTTCCGTATGTTCCTGTTGCCATTTTATGTTACGTTAAAAAAGTGATATCCATAATTTATTAAATCTCCAAGGTTGTCAACCTCACCTATTCTTTGGACTCTTTCATAGGCTGAGTTTTTTCCTCTCTCTATAAATACATTTGATTGTACTTCTGCTTGAGAAATTATTCCTAAAAGTAATTCATCTTTTACTAATGGGTCTTGAACCATCCAATCTTCATCTAAACCTGACGATTGTATAAAGTAAATTGTGTCCCCATTGGCATAATCATAGTAATCCACATTCTGAATTGTGTAAGCGGTATACACTAAATTTATCTCTGTTATAATACCATAATCAAGTTTATTTTTTTGTATAGGAACCAATAATTTATATTTTGGTGTTCCATACAACGCTAACTCGGTTAATCTTGATGATGTATATCCACTAACGGTAAATGGTACTGTCACATATGCGGATGATACTTGGTCCACAACTAAATTAACAGCATCACCTGTGAATATATAATCATAAGATATTGGTGTCGCCGACCAAGAACCCGTATTTGGTGTAAAATATGCCGTTCCTTGTGGATTAAAATTTGGTACATTAACAAATGGTGTTTGAATTTTTTTCTCTACCTTTGTATTACCCCAAGGATTATATTGTGATAAAGTAATTGTGTATTTTTTTGGTTTTGAAGCGTAAACATGTGAAATAGAATTAGGTGTATAACTCGTAATTGGTTCTATTGGTGAACCGTCCCCCCAATCTATTGTGTATTGTGATAACTCCAAGAATGAATTAAATTCAATATCGGCGGTATTATAAACATTCCACGTATAAGGATTTGACGTGGTTGATGAAAATATAAAATTGGTAACAACATTTTGTTGTGAGATTGCTCCATCAAATGTGGAATAGTATCCAACATCAACAGTATTTTGAATAAGTAGAATTGGAACCGTAAGTCCTGTAAGAAGTGATGTGTAGTTTGTATTACCAGTTAAGGTTTGAGTCATTGATGAATAAACACCATAAGTCTCACCTGAATACGTAACATCATGGACGATTGTTTTTAATACTTCAGGGGATACCCTGATTCTCATTACTTGTGTTTCCATTATGGGTTTACATATTCATACCATTTTATGGGGTTGGTTATACCACCGACTCTGTTTCCTGTTGGGAAATCAAAAACTTTGAATGTTTGTGTTAGATAATCTAAATCAACTTTATAATAAAAATATTCTTCAGGTGGGAAACTTGTTCCTCCACCCAAATTACTTTGTTTAACTCTCATCATTTTTATGAACTGACCAGTGTTGGCATCGAAGAATTTGGCTGTCATGTAAAATGTATTTATATTTAAGAAGTCTCTTTTCTTTAACCAATAGATAAAGAACCCTTCTTTATCACCAATATAATCTAAAGTGTATTTTGGTTTTTTAATTGTTACTGGTGTTGTGTTGTTTAACACGGCTGGTGTTAAATATCCTTGTTGAACAGGTAAGATTGTTGTGATGTAAGCCTTTTGTGTTCTTGTTGTTGGGCTATCATAAAAATCAATCTTCCAAAAAGATTTTGTAAAAGGTCTTTCAAAATAATAAACTTCATTGGTTGAAAACTTTGGAAGGTATGAATTAATCCATGTTGGGGTTGTTGCATTTCCTTGATGTAAATAAAATTCATAATTCAAAGATGTCTTTGTGTTATCGTAAATGGCATGGTCGAATCTTGTAACCTCAAAGTCATCACCTTTATTAAGAATTTTTTCAATGATTGAAGTTTCATATTCTTCAATCGCATCTTGGGTTCCACCAAAATCCCAAATCTGTTCTAATGGAAGAACAATATCTTTATTTTGGTTATCAAAAACAACTCTTATTTTATTCGCATCCATCGATTAAAGGTTGAACTACAACTTGATACAAGTCAGTTATGTCAAATGACGCACCTTCAGGATAAAGTCTAAAAGGTACATTTGTAAAAGGATAGTGTGATTCGTTTAAGAAAGGATAATCAACCCCCCTACCTAAACTATCTACATAACCATAAGTGTATATATCACGCCAAATAAATTGTTGTGAGTTATTGCTGAAATAAGCATAATTTGGTACACCATCAACTAAGTTGGCACCTGCGGTTTCAGTATAATCTGAAAACACCTTAAGTGTTATTGGATAATGTGTTTGATAATAATATCCATTAGGGTTTGAATTGTTTGCTGGTGATATATTAAACGCTTTTGAATAATATGTCATCTTATTCATATACGGTGATATTACCCTTTCAGCTTGTTCTATGTCATTCCATTCACACCAATCACCATACATTGTATCACCACTATGTCTTGGTAAGTTAACTGTAAAATCATAAGTAACGTTAATACCCAATCCAACATTTTGTGTTCTTGTATATGCGGACGTTGTAACATTTTCCAATGAATCATTATTTGTTTGACTCCACCAAGGATTTGTTGACCCTGGTAACATATTAAATTTCCAACCTTTTCTTAATTGGTTGAACCAACCCATATATCCATTGAATTGGAATGATGCGAAAATTTGTGTTACGGGTTTTTTGTTATTATCTTGTTGGTTAATGATTTCCAAATCACGAGCCATGGTTACGTTATAAGTTTTTGAACTTTGGAAATTAACAACTCTACCAACATTGTTTGGTGTTAAAGATGAAAACTGATAAAATCCTAAATCTTGGAATGGATTAATCTCAAAACCGTTATTTGTAATTATAGATTCTTCAGGGTTAGTAATAACCTTGTGCATTCTCACATAATACCTTGATTTTGTTTCACCCGAATTATTAATATCAATAATTCTTTTTAATATACCTTGATTACCACTATTAAATGTTGTACCAGTATACCCAACATTGGCTAAATTAAAAATGTAAGCGTCTGAACCCAAAGTTCCATTTCCCAATGTATAAACTTGGAAAGTATTAATTGTTCCATAACTAATTGAAAGTTCAACCCATTCACCTTCACTTAATCCGTGAGCAACTGGTGTTGTGAACTGAATTACAGGGAAACCATTATCTGAACCTTGTGTAATTGAGAATGGTATTCCATCTCCTGACATCCACGGATTCAAACTTGAACCATTTGAAAAGAAATACTGCATTGGTACCGTATAATTGTTTTCATACGGATATGTCATAACAATACTCCAATTGTATGATGAAGCGCTTTTAACAACAAATGGTAACTGTTGGTTATCAATATCAGTTCTAACAAATTCAAATTCTTGATAAGTGGGTAATCCACTCCAAATACCATTTGTTAATGATTTTTCAGGATTGATATAATAAAGATTATCTCTAAAAATATTATAGTTTGTAAAACCAACCAAATTGTTTTCATAAATGTATGAAACTTTTATTGTTGGTCTGAACGATGTTGATTTTTGTCTTTCACCATCAAATACTGTAACAAGGTTTAAGGATACCGTTCTGTCGTAATCAATAACTTCAGATTGTGTTTGCAATATTTCGGCTTGCAAACTAATATCTGTGTTTGGTGCTGACTTATATCTTAAGTTTGGTTTTACAACTACAAAATTACTGTTGGGCATTTGTTTCGGTTCCTAAGTATTGTTGTACGTATTTATCCATTGCTGATTTTCCTTTTTTCAAACCAAAGTAAAAATACCAAGGAGCACTTGTTAAAGTATATTCGTTTGTTGGTGTTGATGCCACGGTATTATAAGTACCATCAGGATTTCTTTGGTAGATGTATCCATAAGCATTTTCTAATAAATTATTATTTCCTTGGAAAAATGGTTTTAATCTTCTATCAAACTCTTGATACTTCTTACTTTCAACTGTTGGGTTTCCACCGTAAGTATACCATGAGTTATTTTGACTTCCAAAAATAGTATTTTCACCACCAACCCAAGCATTGTTAGCCCATTTAAAGAATGGAACTTCTTGTGATTTGGTACCCAAGTAATCAGCAATTAATGTTGTACCAGTTAATGTTCTGTCAATTCTTCTTGGTGATATTAAATCTCTATCAGCTGTAAAACCACTATAGAACACACCAAACAAAGGGTCTTTATTTTTATCAGCTCCAACAAATATTGGATTATCACCAACAACATTTGGGTCGTCAGGGTAGTTCTCAGCGGTAAATGGTGTTACACCATACTGAGAATTGATTTGTAACATTTGAGCAAAATCACCATCAACTCTATCTTCGTCTCTACTAAACAATGAACCAACACCACCAGCACCAAATACACCACCAATAATTCTTTGTAAGAAGTTTTGATTAACCAATCTTGATACAATAAACAACTGCAACAAATTTGAATCGTCACTCCATGTAGTTGAATTAAATTTATTCATTTGGTAACCAAAGTAGTTTGGTGTTTTATTTACCTCACTTTGCCAAACGTATTTTGGGCCCATATCCAACAATGTTGTTGGGAACAATAAATCTTTCGTGTTCACTGGTTGTGAGAAGAACGTATTTGCCCTTGAACCAACAAAGTTGATACCATCATACGGACTTGAACGGTAATAAAAGTTATTTGATTTTGGTTCAAACACCAATAAATCACCACAATATAAATAATTAACTTCTTTATTACCAGTTATAATGTTTGTAGAAACTTTTCTATTATATGGTTTGTTATTTTTATCAAAGAAAACACTTGATTCAAATGGGAACGCAAATAACGAACCGTTTAACCAAGAGTTTACAAACGTGTGCGATAACACACCCCTACAAATGGCAAAATTCATTCTGAATCTTTCTAACCACTGACTAAGTAACACATAATCACTATTACCATGATTACTATCCAATGGTAATAATGAAAGAATTGGTTTATTCACCAATCTATAACATCCATTAACCAAAACTTGTCCGCCATTATTTGTATTACAATCATTTGTACTTGGTAAAACAATAAACTCACCGTTTTGGTTTATATAACAATTTAAGTCAACCATACCAGCACATGAGAATGATTCAATTACCTTATTTACAGTACCACCCGTTGCAATGTCAGGATTGTTAGTAGCGTTTACACCACCAGCACCTGATGCACTTGATACAGTCGCAGCATTACCATTATCAGTTATTAAACTATAAGTTAAAGTAACCGAAGCTTGCCCCGCATAATGATTATTACCAGAAATTTCAGGTTGTGTTCCTGTCGGTAAACGGTCACTTCTCATAACCATTCTTTGACTGTACATCGTCATATTCTGTAATGAATACGCAGGAGCATAATAAAATTGTGGTAATACACCATTGTTATTATCACCATTAAAAGGATTAACCGTTGCGTAGTTACCATACCAAATATATGAACCACCTTCAATATATTCGTTACCTTTGTATCCAACACCATTAGGTGTTTTTTGTATTGCCAATAATTCACCTGATGTACCAACTTGTACCATCGTACTTAATAATGTTGTACTACCAGTTGTTGTTGGCTCGAATACATTTCTTTGTGTTGCATCTAACGATGAATAATATGATTGTAAGTTTGTTGTATATGATGAATACTGAGTTCCCGCAGTAAATGTGTACGAATCATAATACAAATAACCAGAATGGTTTTCAGTGTTGTTGGTAAAATCATTGTGTCTAACATTTGTTAATCCAACTTGAACAGGAACGTTCAAAAAGAAATCATTTTCTACTGTTACATTCCCCCAACTATTGTATCCAAATATTCTTGACAAATCATACTTAATACGCTTCCTTCCACTGTGGGGGTCAACACCTCTTACTAAGAATATAATACCCAAAGTGCCACCTAACCATTGACTCAAATAGTCAAAATATGGTTCAGCACCATCAACACCTTGATTCTTAAACATTATTATTTGTTCTTGAATTTGGTTCTTTAGACTTGAACCTAAAGTACTTGAATTGTAAGTTATAAAATCATCATAAGTTGTTCCAGTAATTACTTGAAAATACTCGATGTCGGTTGCAAATTTATAACTAACCGTAGATGCTGTTGTCGCTCCACTTAAAGTATAATTAACACTTTGATTTGTTAGTGGTGATGTAGGGTCAGCATAATTTATTGTTATTGTTTGTCCTTGTACAGTTTTACCCGTAATACCTGTTGTTGTACCTGTAGTTGGTGCCTTAGGGTTGGGGTCTTTTGATAATAACGCTTGTTGAAAACTTAAAAGTTGTCCTGATGTAAATGTTTCTTGAACACCTGGGTCAACAATAAGTGCTGTGATATTATCATAGTGAAATAAATTTGGGTTTACATCATAGTTTAATTTTGGTTCAACTTGAACTTTGATTCTATTTGAACCAGGATAAACATCGGAATCAAAATACTTTGACTTTAAGTTAAATTTGTTAATTGTTTCCCATATTGGTAAATTATTAACAAAATTGTAACCACTATTTTTTATTTGATATATTGGTAATTTTTTAGTTTGTAAACTATATCCACCACCCGCAAATGCACTTTGTATATTTGTGTCCGTTGAATTCCAATTACTAGTATTAAAAAAATCTGCATTTGGTGAAACCGCTGATTGAGTTGACGCATCTATAAGTTTTTTAGATTCAGCATTATCAGCTGGTGGTGTTTCAGATTGACCACAATCACAAAGTTGACAATCGGGATAACTTATATTTGGTAATGAAATTTTTACAAACGGGTTTCTTATTGAATCAAAGATATCACCAAATGACGGTGGTTTGGTACATTTACCTATATCAACAAAAGGTATTAAATTGATTGCTTCACAAATAATATAAACAAGATAAGCAAGGGTACCATATACAAAAGTAATTAAGACTTGAAATATTGGCCAAATAAATGCTAAAACGTGAATGATAGGTAATAATGCTAATATCACATAATAGTTAATAGGTAATAAGATATTAAGTAAAAATACTAAGAAATCAAAACTTTGTACTCCATCCGTTGCTGGAAATTTGTTATTTTCACTAGCACATGAACTATCAGTAATTTCTTTAATACCTATAAATTTTGACCTGTTAAAACCTTTTTTATACTCATCATAATGTTGAGCAACAGTATAAACTTTATTATACTGCATTTCATAAAAAGTATCTCGACAAGCAATGGCTTCTGTTGGGTTTGTGTATCCACTCCACTCGGTTCCAAAATAATATGAACCTATAAATTTTTGATAGTTAGTATCACCAGTATTAACAATATATGCTGGGTCCTCATCTGAATTAACCCAACCATATTCTTTAATATTTGGAACTAAAAAATATCCACGTCTAATTTCTTGTGATTCAAAATTAGTTGGTTGTGTGTATTTGACTTTGAATCTGTACTTACCTTTTGTTGGGATACCAACTGTTGGGTCTTGACTAAAAATTTGTTCACCAAATTCATTTGTTGTGACATAATCTAAATTCATTGGTACATCTACAACCCAAGTACCATCACCATCAATAACTTTACCACCTTGTGGTAATGTACCCTGTTCTAAGATTGGTCTTCCTTGAGTGTCTTGTCTAATTGTTTGTCTCACACTTATAATCTCACCAGGTCCAACCGATAGATTACATAAGTTACCCATGTCTCTTGGTGGTTTACAATTTTTTTCAACAGATTCATCATCAATACCTGTAACTAAAGAACCCATGAATATTGCACTTGGTTGAATATTAATTCCAACACTTTTCAAATCAAAATCTTTTCTTGCAATATTAATTTGACATACTTCAGGTTGACCCCAAAATGGACTAATATCAACACTTTGATTAATATTAACAATTTGTGGTAAAGAAAATAAGTTTGCCGATGACTTAAAATTAACTCCGTCTAATTGGTCGGCACTTGCTCTACCCATACGGATTAAATCTTGTGGTGATTGTGAAAAAGGACCAATGTCCGATAAATCACAATCCATAACCAAAGTGTGACTTCCAATGGGTACTCCCATTATCATGTAGTCACCACTTCCGTTTGTTTTTACTGTGAATTTATAATACTTGTCATAAACTTCAATAACGGCTGGGTTTGTCAACACATCATTTCTTGTAGGGAATGTTCCTGTTGGAATGTGTCCTGTGTGTTGTATATCGTAAGGTAATAAATTATATCTATATCCATCTTCATTTACATCAGTTAATGATGTATATGGATATAATGTTGAAATAATTTCGTTTTGAGCATCTTCCTCAGTTAATGGAACAAATACCGAAACTTTAACATTTGGGACACCATAACCACCATTAGCAACAACACGACCAACAACAACACCGTAGTCAGCACACATTCTTGTGTAGACATCTTCTGACCTTACTTTTAATGAAAGTATTTCGAGTTGTTCAAAATCTTGGTTCAATTGAACATTAATTTCTCTGTCAATCCCGACCTGTGTTTTTAATCTAATTGTTTCAGGCATCCTGTTCTTTTAATTGATAAATAGTTTATGCACTATTTTCTATAAGATAAGAAAGGATATTATAAAATAAATCATCAACTAAATGTAGTTGTCTGATAATTCTTAACTCTAACTACAATGTCTTTAGATGGGAATCTAATTTGATAGATTTGATTTGGTTCGGCAAAGATAGTATTGTCTGTTAAAGAGATTTTCTTTGTAGCTGCGTCTGAATAAGGCATTGATGTCTGTGATGAACTATATTGTCCACCCACTTTACCATTAATTGATATGTCAGTCAAACTAATAACACCATTTTCAGCTTGGATGATTCTACTTAATTCTGATAGTAAAATATTTTGTCCTAGTCCTCTAACCGCAGGACTAAAAAATGTTGTAACCCTGTCAATAATGTTTGAAATAACAACACCCGAGTTTTGAGCTGAGTCTAATACAACCGCCACTTCAACACCCAAATCAATAACCTGAGCACTACCAATGGTAACGTAATCATTTATCATTCTATAATTTGAAAGGTATTCTGCTAAATTTTGTTTTAATGTCTGTGATACATCAGCACTTAAATTACCACTCGCATCATACGATAAAATTTGAACATTAATTTTGTTATTGTTTTCAGTAATAGATACTTTTGCCGGTGCTCCAAACTCACCTGGCATGTTTCTGATAATAGCCTCGTAATCATGAATTGTAACCGCTCTGTTTTGTGCCGCAAAGTTAAATGTTACATAATTTCTAACTTCTTCTGTTGATGGATAACCCGCTCCACCAATAGCCGCTGTCACGTTATTACAAGTTAATGAATTAATCACTTGGTTATTAATAATATCTGATGGGCCCACAACTGAAAAATCGACAGCCCCAATTTGAGTAATTGTATTTACACCCAAGTTTGTTGCTAAACCACCACCAATTCTATACTGAATAAAAATTGTAGTATTGGCTTGTGGAGTATTACCTAAAGACATTGAATTGTTTTGATATCTTTGGATTTTCAAAGGAACATCTAAAGTTGTAAATTGTCTCAATTGGTCTTCAGCAGTATTTGTTCCCCCACCAAATGTAAGTTTCATAAACCCTTCAGGTGTGTATTCTGTAATAAATCTATCTTGTGTCTGAATGTAAGTCCCAACTTTAATAGCTGGGTCATCAGATGGTTTTGTTGGGTCTGCAATGAATACTCTATCTTCAGCCAATGCCGATACTTCATACCATCTTCCGTTTGGACTCATAAATTCTTGAGCTGTTGGTACGTTTGAATATGCTGTACCTTCTCTCTGAATAATAGAGGTAACTCCCAAAACATTTTTTTCAGGTAAGAAAAATTCAAAGAATGGTCTAACATCATTTGGAGTTATCACTCTTTTGAATACCTTTGTAATTCCGTTTACAACAGTTTCTCTTTTTGTAATTGTATAGTTAACCAAGTTTCCGTTTTGGTCGAAGTTTGGAATCTTTAGTCTATTTGGAAAACCATCTTGGTTAAATGGTGAAGCAAAGTTCACGTCATAAATGGTTTCAAATATTTGCCCAGCACCATTAACCTGACTACCACGTCTTAAGATACCCAAATATCTTTCATCTTCTTTATCACCAAAAGCAGGAACCGTAATTGAAAAATCAACTAGGGCTACGGATGGTCTTTGACCAGGAATTTTTAATCCATAAGTTCTTGCAATGTTATAAATTGATGAACGTTGTTGTGCATATTGAAGAACTGTTTCTTGAATACTTCTATCAATATGATAATGTAAGTTGTCAGCAACCGCTGCGTTCAAGTCCAAAAATACAGAAAACACGGATGCGTCATTGAAATTGTCAATTAATTCTGGATAATACGTTCTTGTATAATTGATAAGTTCCTGACGAATTGCTTGGAAATCTCTTACCGTGTATGAAATTTTTCTTTGAGCCATTTATGTTAAATATTGATAATAACAAAATCTTTTGAATTAAAAACATCATTACTGATAGAATAATCAATTCTTACTTTTGCGGTGTATTCAGATACGTTCTGATTTGGTATGGTTAATTCGGGATTTATAATGTTTCCCGCTGTTGTAACGGTTTCACCCGCAGCTTCAGTATCAGGTGCGGTAATTGAAATGTTTGTTAATTGTAACTGTGGCATGTACTTATCAACAGAATCTCTAATTTCAGATTCGATGTTTCTAAATGTTGGTCCATCTAATGGTTCAAAGATGTATTCATAGAGTCTTGTACCAAAATCTGGTAAATAATATCTTGAACCTTTTCTTGTTAATAATAAATGAATTAGATTACTTCTGATTTCCTCAG